ACAATGTATACAAACGTATGCGCGAAGGCTGGTCACCACGCTCTGCTGACTCCGTTAAAGATGAGTTGTTCCCGACCATCAACCACGGCCAGTGGGCAGGTTCTATTGGAATTGAAGGAATGCTGCTCTGTGAAATGCCTATTGAAGACCGAGCCTCTCAAAAGGAATGGTACAACAAAAGGAATTTAGAGCAGAACGAATCAATTGCAGGAGAGCTTGATGCGTTAGGACGCAACAATGGGCAACCGATTTATCAAGATCGGAAGTCTGAAGTTAGTCGTGGCAGATCGGTTTCTGTCATGAATGATTAACCTTTAACGCTAAGGAGCGATAATATGGCAAACGTAGATGCCGCATTTGGGTTCGTCCCAGTTCGCCACATGAGCGGTAATGCACCTCGTGCAAATAAGTATACCATTACGTCTGGTTTGGCTGAGAACATCTTCACTGGTGATCTTTGCATTCTGACTGCAGATGGGGTCATCACACCTCACACTGCAACAGAAACCAACAACATTGGTGTATTTGCTGGGGTGTCTTATACCGCTGCAGATGGCTCGTATGTTTACAGTGAATATTGGCCATCAGGCACAGTTGCTACAGACATTATAGCATATGTGTACGATGATCCATACACCGTATTCAAAGTCCAATCAGACGGTGCTCCTGCCGTGACCAATATCGGCAACTGTGCTGATGTTGTCGCTGGGGCAGGGTCCACGCTGACTGGTAACTCTGCATTTGAGTTGAATTCTACAATGGGCACAGGGACTGCTTCTTGCAAGATCATTGCTCTGTATGATTCTCCTGACAATGCTTTTGGCACAAATGCTGTGGTTGAGGTGCTCATCAATGAGCACATACTCAAAGCCACTGCTGGCATATAGGAGGGTCTGAACGATGGCAATGAATAGAGCATCATTTGCAAAAATGCTTGAGCCAGGACTGAACACTCTCTTCGGTCTTGAGTACGACAGATACCCAGAAGAATATGCTGCGGTGTTTGAAAGCAACACCTCGCAGAAGGCATTCGAAGAAGATGTCTTGTTGCAAGGTTTTGGCAACGCTCCCACTAAAAATGAAGGTGCGGCTGTGTCTTATGATGCTGCTTCGCAACAGTGGACTGCACGTTACCAGCACGAAACGATTGCCTTGGCATTCTCGATCACCGAGGAAGCTGAAGAAGATGGCCAATATGGCTCAATCGCTTCTCGCTACACAAAAGCTCTTGCGCGGTCGATGGCTTCGACCAAAGAAATCAAGGCTGCTAACGTCTTGAACAATGCGCAAGCTGCTGGGTTTACTGGTGGCGATGGTCAAACTTTGTTGAGTGCTTCTCACCCAACCCAGAATGGCAATCAGTCTAATGTCCTTGCGACGGCAGCGGATCTTTCAGAGACTTCTTTAGAGTCAATCTTGATTCAAATCTCTGATATGAAAGACGACCGTGGTCTTCGGATTGCCGCTCAAGGCACTCAGTTGATAATCCCGACAGCTTATCAGTTTGTTGCGGAGCGTCTGCTGGAGTCAACACTCCGGACAGGCACAGCTGACAATGACCTTAACGCGATTAAGTCCGGCGGCTATCTGCCCAAAGGCTATCACGTCATGCGTCGTTTGACTGATGCCGATGGATTCTTTGTGCAGACTGATGTCCCTGATGGACTGAAGATGTTCCAAAGGTCGCCTATGAAAAAAGGCATGGAAGGTGATTTTGAGACTGGTAATGTCCGCTACAAAGTTCGCGAGCGTTATTCTTTCGGCTTCACTGACTGGCGTGGTGTCTTCGGATCTGAAGGCGCAGCATAAAATTTGGGGAGGGCAAAATGTCCTCCCTTTTCCATCCTGACAGCAACAGCTGACTTAACCCAGACAGGAGAATTACAATGGGTACAACAACATTCTCAGGCCCGATAAAATCAGGCACGATAAAAGAAACCAGCGGCACGACAGTCGGCTCCGACATGAAGAACACAGGTTTTGCTGTTCTTTCGCAAACAGCAGCCATTGACCAAACTGCCACGACCACAACAACAAATATCATAATCCCAGCAAACAGCCAGCTGATATCCATTGATGTCACTGTGACCACAGCTTGGAGTGGTGGGGCAACGACTCTTGGCCTTGGTGGTGTTGGCGCGGCAACCTCTCTGACTGCTGCTGGAGCAATCCAAGGCAATGCCGTCGGGATTGTCGCTGCTAGTCCTGGAACAGATGCAACTCGCACATCCAAGTGGCTCAACACAGGCACAGGCGATCATAGGTTGATCGTGACCACAGCTAACACAGGCAATGGTGTTGGTGCTGTGACGGTTGTTTATGCTCAAAGCAACAACGTCACATAAAATTGTTTGGTGGGTGTAAAGCCCACCAATAATTTACAGGAGGGTCATAGATGGCTAACATTACAAGTGTGAAGACGATTACTGAAAACACCAACGAAGTAGTCATGGCATTCCAATTGCAATATGTTGACACTGCGGATGAAGATGCTGTAAAAAAAGTTGATGTTTCAACTTTGGCAAAGAATGCCAATGGACAGTCTTGCAATTCTGTCAGTCTTTTGGAGTGTTGGTGGGTTATTCAAGGCATCACCGTTATGGTTGAGGCAGACGCAAGCACAGACATCATAATGATGCATATGGCAGCTGATGACATCGGATACCAAGACTTCAGCAAGTTTGGCGGACTGCCATCAACTGTAGAATATGGCAGCACAACTGGCGATGTCATGTTCACGACAACTGGCCTTGGAGCTGTTGGCGACACATACAACATTATCTTGCGGATGAAAAAACACTACGCATAGGAAAAGTGAATGGCGACATCTAACACATACGCTTTCCGGCCCGATGTTGAAGAGATAATCGCTGAATCATTTGAGCGGTGCGGAATAGACGACGAAACTCGGACAGGCTACCAAGCCAAAGCAGCTCGCAGGAGCCTTAATTTGCTTTTCAGCGAGTTTGCTAACCGTGGCATAAATTATTGGGCTGTCCAGAATAATACGTTAGCTTTGGCAAAAGACCAAACAGCTTATACATTGCCTGTCGGGACGATAGACTTTATTGATGTTGTGATACGCCAAACAACTGGGGGCACAACAACTGACACAACAATCCAAAGAGTCAGTATATCAGAATACAACCAACTTCCAAACAAATCTTCTTCTGGCAAACCAAGCCAATATATGTTGGACAAGCAATACACCCCAACAATCAATGTTTGGCAAGTCCCAGACAGAACAGATTACAGTCTGGTTTATTGGTCAATAAACCAACTCGAAGATATAACAGCCAGCAACCAAGATGCAGACATTCCTTACAGATGGACAGATTGCCTTTGTGCTGGGCTGGCGAGCAAGTTGGCAATGAAATATGCTCCTGATAAATTTAACTTGTTGAATCAGGTTTATGAAAGAGCATTCGAGTTTGCAGCTGCGACAGACAATGATGGTGTTTCAATGAGAGTTCGGCCGAAAGGATTGAATCTTATCTGATGGCAAGAGTTAAGTATGCAAAAGGCAAACGATCTTTAGCGATCAGTGATCGCTCTGGACTACGTGTGCCTTATACTCAACTCAAGACAACTTGGGATGGCCTCAGAGTTTCTCCAGAAGATTGGGAGCCGAAGCAGCCGCAGTTGACTCCTGCGAAAAATGTCGTTGATGCCACAGCTCTTTTCAGCCCAAGGCCAGATAACGATCCAGAGAATGCTGAAATATTCATCGGATTCAATTATGATCCATTCGTAGATCCTCGTCAAAGACCAGGAGTTGGGACAGCCGGAAAAGCATCTTCTGGATATATCTCTTTGTTCATCGACATCAATCATCCAGTCTCTGGTGTGGCTGGTGATGGTGAGGCAACAGGGGAAGTTGGTGAGGCATCATCTTTCGCAACAGGATCTTCTGGGGTGGGCAGCGTCGCCGTAGATGTTTCTCAAGTTGTCACGCTGGCAGTGACAGTGCAAAATGTTGGCGGGGCAAACAAATACTTTGTCGCTGGTGTTCAGCAAGACACGCTGGAGCTTATGGAAAGCAGGACTTATTATTTCGATCAGTCCGACAACACCAACTCTGGACACCCATTGAGATTCAGCACAACACCCAATGGAACCCATGGTGGAGGCAGCGAGTACACAACAGGAGTGACAACATCAGGCATCCCAGGAAATGCTGGAGCTTATACTCAAATAGTCATCGCAGATGGCGCACCAACACTTTATTATTATTGCACAAACCACAGCGGAATGGGAGGTCAGGCAAATACACCAGCCTTCGCATCTGTTTCTGTTGAATTAGCAAGCAATCCAGATGGCGCGGCTGGCGTTGGCAATGTAGGTGTTGAAGTTCCAGCAGCTCATGTCACTGGTGTGTCCGCAACTGGAGGGGCAGGGTCTGTCGGCGTAGAGATTCCATCAGTGATTCCTCATCCTTCTGGAGTTTCCGGTGTTGGATCAACAGGAACTGAAGTTGTCCAAGTTTCAGCTCTGCCATCTGGGGTCGAAGGATCTGGATCAACAGGAACTGAAGTTGTCCAAATTTTAGCCCTGCAGTCTGGCTCCGCAGGATCTGGAGCTGTTGGATCTGAAGTCCCC